TACTATGTCTTATTATATTAAATGGTATATCTCCTCCTCATACAAAATATGCTGGAAAAATTACAATTCCCACTTCATTCTTTATAAATCCACAGGGTGAATTTGCTAGAGGTGCTGGAAGAATTGAATATAGATTGTTAGGATTTACTGCCCATTATGGAGGCTGGTCTGGCGGTCATTATGTATATTATAAAAAAATTAACAATAATCCGGCTAAGAATTGGGTTTGTATTAGTGATCGTGATATATCAGCTCCAATGGATGAAGCAGTTGCACTTCGTATGAATGATCATCCACAATCACAATGCAAGGATTTCTTATATATCAAAGAGAATAAATATGCGGATTATTTTAAAACACCAATTGTAACAAAAGGGTTTGTGAATTCAACTGGTAGCTTATGTTATGCAAATTCTATGAATCAATTATTACTCTCTATGCCAGAGTTTGTAGACTATATTAGCAAATGGACACCTTAGACCAATCGCGCATGCCCCCAACTATAGGTCTTTGCGATCTTTGCAGCGGACATGGGAAGCCGATACAATCTGAAATCAAAAAGAGACCCTCGAAAGCGTTCATCTTGATCATCATATTGACCGACTCCCACATCCTCCCAATTGCTTTTTCCAATGTAATTAAGAGTCGTGTAAGAGTTCAATGGCATATGCCCATCTTCATGTACCAACACCATCTTGTTATCAATATACACTTGCCATGTTGGTCGAAAGGAAGATGCATCGGTAGTTGTTACAACTACATGGCACCATTGTTTGAGTGGTATGGCATTGATCGCTCGTATGCGCATTTTGCGTTGCTGAGTATCCCAAATTTCAAAGATCAGATTTGCACTAGGGACTCCTGCTTCTTCTGCTGCGTCCTCCAGGGGATAGGTGGATTCCACCGGTTCAGGACCCTTACATTCATATATATCGACATTTGCATCAGAGGTCGCTAAATATAACTTGGGTGATACTTCCATTGCAGCTTTAGCATTACATACCTTGGCAAACTCATCCGGTTGTGGTTTCATTACCCCGCGTAACTTGGTAGCTCGATTTCCCTTTCCTTCAATCGCCAACCGTACATTGTCCTTTCCTGCTCCGTTTCCAAAATCAAAGATCGGTGCATTTTGCGTAAATTCATCAAAATAGACCCAGACACTGATTGCCCGTAGATCTCGTAAGCGAACCTTTGAATCAAATTCCAATTTGTCATTCTCTCCAATCCGTATGAACTGCTCCGCAGGAGGTTTTATTTCCGTTGCTGGTGGTAGTTTATTGATTTCTAATCCGTCCACATGCGGAGCAGGATCTCGTGCCTTAGGCGTTTCATTTATTCCCCGCTGCGGCAACTCACCGCCTGTCCCGCTTCGCGGAACAGGCGTTTCATTTATTCCCCGCTGCGGCAACTCACCGCCTGTCCCGCTTCGCGGAACAGGCGTTTCGTCCATCTCTATATCTCCTGCCAATGCTAACTTACTATTTTCAGCATAATCCACCATATCATCTAGAAAGCGATACCACACCATAACTCCTTCAAAAAATAATAAAAGTTCAGCAATATCGGCTGGAGGGTTTGAATCGGTAAGTTCAAACTCATTCTTGAACTCAATTAAACCCGAAGGAATGCAACGAGCTTCCCACGCATCTAAGGGTGCTTCTTTCACTTTTAAGATACGACAATAATCATCACGTTTATCTCCATTTACATCCCGATAATAGTCATCACGACTAAATCGAATTCCTGAGCGTGCTGACTTTGATGAATACGAAAAGGTATCGAGCCCTTCTTGACCGGCAAGAGCACAGACCACACGTCGACTGTCAGGATCATCGGGACGTTCTACCACGCGACAGAAATCTGCTTTGTATCCCAAGCCTTGAATATCAGCATACACTTCACTATATCGTTTATTTCGGACATATCCATCTTGTTCTTCCAACTGTCCAGGAACCACATCCGATCGTTTTGGGAAAAATTTTCCAAAATAAGCAGGTACATTATCTTCGTACCCTTCATACAGTAAATGTCCATAGAACCATTCCCATAATACAATGATTAATAATACGATGAGAACAGTATAAATCATCCATTCCATGGCGCTCCCTAGTGTCGCGTGTGATTTTCTAGAAGAAACTCCTCCGTAGAAACAGGATGAAGACCTTGATAGATCTTACCACACTTGATTCCTTATATTATTTCTTGAAGCATTCGATACGAAGTCTTCAAGCAATTCATGCGCGCGGAGAGTCTCATGGAGCAATTCAACCTTGTACCCTTTCCATTGATCTTCCCTATGAATGCTTGGAAGACTCTGTGGATACAATCTATAGTGCACCTGAGGTTGCTCTTGGTCTTGCAGTAGTGGAAAAATATAAGCCAGAAGAAGCAGTTCAAATATGGAAACAAGAATCGATTGCCATACGTTGGATAGAACACTGGATTCCCTCTGTAGCAGAAGAGTATACATCACGAGCCTTACAAAAACTAATTGGAACTCCTATACCCGAACAACAAAGTGATATTTGGTCGTTAGGAATCTCCTATCTATGTATGCTTGATACACTTTATAAAAAAGAAATATTTTTTCATGAAAAAGAACAATTCTTTGAAGCTATTTCGGCGATGCTACGATTGCGAGGACGCACTCTTCCTAGTGTCGAACCCGCTTTGCCCGTCGAGATCGTCGAACCCGCTTTGCCCGCCGAGACCGCAGCCCGCCATTCTGGGAGGCTGAACGGGAGTCTCGCCGCAGGCGAGACTCCCGCCGTAGCCCACCATTCTGGGAGGCTGATGCTAACTGAACCGATCCGTCGCGGGGAACGCAATAAAACCCGCAGGAATCCTCATAATTAAGATCACTCCCCTTCCAACGAAAATCACGTGACGCTAATTCTGGGTTGAAGATCGGTCTGCCAATCGCATCTTCCCGTTTTGCCGGGTTCGATCCTCCCTTATCCGAATAAAGAGGAAGAGTCTCCATTGTACGTTTTGCATTATTGGCAAGAACTTCGGGAGGATTTTGCAAGTAAAAATGGAAATCTTCCCCCCTATCCACTGTCATAAACATTTTACTCATCTTAGGAGGACACTTCCCATAGAAACTACTTTTGGTAACAGAAGGATTATCCGCATGAATCAATTGATCCAAGGCTTTGCAATTACGACGGTCCTTGGCATCCAACTCATTGCGCTGTCCATGAACGCTACCGGGTTGATGAAAGCGAGCTCTGCATTTATCACTATCATTATTATCTTCTCGACACTTATCTGCTAATGCTTTATCCATATAATTCATTGCAAAACTGTAACAATTGTGCGATTTTTGAATCGCAGGATCCTTATTCCATTTTTGGGGAGTGTAAAGAGGTTCGTCTCCTGATAAGGGTGGAAGCGGACAGTCTTGATGCTCCTTACAAAATACAGAATTCCTGAGTGCACGTTTATTACAAGGTTCCGTCCCCTGTTTGTAACATTGACAACGGGGGATCGGTTTTTTTATGGTTTTTGCCATCCCTATATTATATGTATAAAATTGATAATATTCATTGTATGGCTATAAAATAGATATACAATTTTAGAATGGATGAAGTACTCTTTCAAATCCGTCCCTTTTGTTACAGTTCTTCCATAGACTTAACGCCTGAATTAGAAGCCTCCAATGGGTTTTATATCCATTCTAAGTATTTTGGTTCCATATTAGGAGAAGGAGCTGCTGGAGAACTGCGTCTCTATGAATTGAAAACCCCTCTTGGAACTCTTGTGGGAACACCCATCGGACCTCATTCCGATGGGGAGACGATTCTCTATATACCTGACTGGATGTGGAATCAATTGCACACAGAAGATGGATTTTGCATGCTGGAACGATGCTATCCCTCCATGGCATCCTTGATTGCCCTTGAACCGCATACATCAGATCTCCTCAAATGTAAGGATCCTCGATCTGCCTTAAGCAATGCCTTAGAACGCTATAGTTGCATTCAAAAAGGAAAGAGTTATCCTCTCCAGTTAGAAGATCTACCAGATCTACTGTGGATCACTATCCCCGTCACAGTTCCCGAAACAATGGAATCCCTTTGCATTCGAGGTGTAGAATTAGCCATTGATATGCTTCCTGCACGAGATGCTCCCTTGCCACTTCCTCCTACAATAAGTAGTAACTCTGCAGCGGCATCTGCTCCTGTTGAACCAACGGTAGTAGCAACACCAAAAACAGTTGGACGATTTCAAAAAAATTACTTTATAGGCAAAGGAAATGTTCTTGGTGGAAAGTAGGGATGCAAACTCGCAAACAACATAAACATCATAGAACCTTGACATATAAGAAATTACATATTCCCTATACAGTCATCCCAAAGGGAACACTCCTCTTTCGTGGTGTAAAAGATGTAAAGAGTGATTTTGCAGGAATTCCTCAGTCTGACGGAACCTATAAACTTACTCCCTATCACAATGTCTTTTTTTACCCCTATCCCTTTGTGGCAGATCTTGATCCAGCTCATTATAATGATCTATCTCACTACAATCAATCTGTAGAAGTATATGAAACAGTCCGTGATATCCCGATTGTGAGTTTAATTGCACCATCCCGATTTACACGTGCTCATCGCATGCAAAATAAATTTCTTACCAATTGTGATAAGGTAATATCAGGAGGACGATCCTATGACGCCTGTTTTACACCCTCTTTTCTACGGGCAAATCCTCATATTATGGGAGCCGAACAAATTAGTGGAACGGATGGACGTACATTCCATGCTGCCGTTTCCAAGCTTCCAACAAAGGAAACAAAATACTTTCATTGGTCCAAAAATGCACGAGGTGGGAATAGTATTAAAGAATATAGTCTCTATCCCTTGAAAAAACGGTATGATACAATTGTAAAAGATGTTGAGGAGTGGAAAAAAGATCATAATGACGAGTTTAACTATCGTCACATTACATCACTATCCCGTGCCAATGAGAACAAAGAGATTCATGAGTTTATGGAATCTAAAGCACGATTTAATGCTTCGATAAAACTTTGGTCTCTTAAAAAATGATTGTACATAAAGAATGAAGAATGATTCTTTCAAAGAATCATGAGTCTCGAATTATTGGTCGGACCGATGTTTGCGGGGAAATCCTCTGCCTTACAATCCATTGTAAAACGTCACCAATCCTTAGGATGGAATATGCTGGTATTGAATCATAGATCCGATATTCGCTATGGAACATCATCCTCTGTTATAAATCATGATAAGCAAGTTGTTCCTGCCATTAGTGTACACGAATTAATTCCTATGTTAAAAGAACGCGAATTTCTCTATGCTCAATTAATTGTGATTGATGAAGCGCAATTCTTTGATGATCTGTTAGAGTTTGTTATAACAGCACTCGATGTCTATGAAAAGCATATTGTTGTGGTGGGATTAGATGGAAATGCAGAACGCAAACCCTTTGGACAGATTGGACTATTATTGCCACTTTGTGACAAAATTACCAAACTGACTGCCTTTTGTGCCTATTGCAAAGATGCAACTCCTGCGATCTTTACCTATGCAAAAGGAGAAGATGCGGCAAGTGCTGCTATGTCTGGAACTCCTTGTGTGGGGACAGGGGATATCTATGTTCCATTGTGTCGTAAACATTATCGAATGACCTTAAAACCACATCTTGCTGCAACAAAAAGAAGTGAAACATTGTCCATTTCATATGTCTCTTAAAGCCTCTTACATCTCAATACGTAATTAAAGATGATCTCTCATTGTCTTGTGGATGTACCACGTATGACCACATTAACCAATGGATCCTATGTGGAACATGCGTGTAGTTCTGATACACCGACCATTTATAAATTAACAACCGTTGCATTTGCAGGTCGAACAGATGCATGTGAAGATGTGGTCATTGCAGACAGTCCCACCTATGGACGAATGCTTTTTTTAGAAGGAGAGCTTCAATCAGCAGAAACAGATCAAGTCATTTATCATGAAATGCTGGTTCAACCAGTCATGGCAGCAACAGCAGCCATACCTGATCGAAAGGTCTTGGTGGTAGGAGGAGGAGAAGGAGCCACCGTGCAAGAAGTCCTTCGCTGGCAAGATGTACAACAGGTTGTATGGATTGATATTGATGAAGGATTAGTCAATCTTTGCCGGCGTCATCTAGACTGGGTGGAAAATGATCTCTATAATGATCCCAAAGTGACATTTTTAGCAGAAGATATACGCACGGCTCTTCCCCGCTTTGGACAGTTTGATGTTATCATACTCGATTTGCCAGATCCAGATCCATCTGAAACGGATGGATTGTACAGTCGTTCCTTCTGGGATCTAATGTATGCACACCTAGCACCAGGAGGAGCACTGGTGACCCATACCGGTCCCGTCGCACCAGGAGCAGATGAAGAGAAATATCGAAGCGGTCTCCATTTTGTAAAATCTATGCAACTAGCGCTAGGAACACCCTATCACATTTTAATCCCCTCGTTTCAAAGTGAATGGGGCTTTTGGATGTCGGTCCCTCCTACATACGGTCCGTTCCCTTCTACATGCAGTGTGATTGATGAAGAAGTATTAAGAACTGCCTGTACTTGGTCACGCTACTGGTCTTCATCTGCGGTGGGAACCATTCGTCCTCTATAAAAAATGATATATTTCACATTATATATATAATTTGTATATACAATGTGGAAACTTCTAACATATATGTTATTTGCTGTATGTAACGGAGAAGAATGCTATTCAGATCATATGGATGCAGAAGATCGTGACTATATGGGATTTCAATATATATTGGATCAATATGGTCATTATAGGATCTGTACAAAACGATTTGATCAGTTCTTCTTTATTTCAGGAATGAATCTCTTAGCGCATCGAGAAGCAGATGTCTTTCATTCTTATACTTATAATTATGGGGATCCATATGGAATCTATCTTGGATATAACCAATGGACTCCTAAATTGTATCCCCCCTTACAATCAGGTTGTATTATTATTGATGTGTATGATTCCTTTGCACATTTAAAACAAGAAGAGAATATTCTTGTGACCATTCCGCGCTATGAAGATACACTCTTACGATTTGCAGTTCGAAACTCTACCTTTTGTGTCACGCATTCCAATGTCATTCCTCAGCCTCTTACATTCAAAAAAGAATGTAGTCCTACTCCTAGCAAAGTATGGGATCTACCCGCGCTCAGCCGGTTCCTTCCATTCCATCTTTAAGGCTTTAAACAAGTCTTTTTCAGTTGCAATTCCGTGCACAGGAACTCCTGCTTTTGTAGTCAGACTATGTTCATTTAAGGTCAGATTTAAAGAGATGGCTTGTTTTCGCATCTCAATATTAAACTTATCAGATCCTGTAAAATAGGTTAATGCAAAGGGGTATTCAGTATAGGGCGTAAGAAGAAGATCTAATCGACGCGCATGGTGATAATGAGGTAATTTAACAATTGCCATGACTTTCTTGGCTCCATGTGCCAAAATTCCTACAATATATTTCTTAATTCGTAAATCATGGATCAAATCCATTAAAATGGTAGGATCCTCTCCTTCTAGAAGCATATCAATATCTCCACTTGTAGCAGCTCCACGACGGTAGGATCCCACCAGATCGGCACGACGCACGACCTTTCCCTTTTGAAAAGGAGCAAGTGCCGTATGCAGAAGCTCTGCATGCTGATCCATTTCTGCACGGGGTATACGAAGGAGGATCGATTCATAATGCATTAAACCAAGCGTTTGCCCTGTTGTTAAGAGACCTGGATTGGTTTTGATCGCCGTTCGTAATTGTGCAATGGTGGTAATTCCATGAGCGCGAAGCTCTTTTACCTTCATCGGACCAATCCCATAACAATGTAATAATTCTTCAGAAGCGGCGACTGTTTCTTTGGCAGCTTCCGCTGCCTTCAAGGATCCTGTGGCAAAGATTTCTTCCAGTTTGGCATGAATCTTGTCTCCAATTCCTTTGACCCCTCTTACATCGTCCATTGACTTTATTGATGGAAGTGCAGAAAGGTGATCGATCGCCGTTTTATAGGCTTTTGCTTTGAAGGGTTCTTTCTCCGCAAGTTCCTTCTTGCGAAGGGTATCCAATGCTTCTAAAATGGTTGCTTTATAATCCATCTTTATTAAGATTGTAGATTATAAAAAAGGAGTTTTTCAATTTTATACATGATCACTGCGTTGCAGATGTGCGAAGAAAACTGGGGAAACATACAAGAAATAGACGAACTCCAAGTCTAGGACGGTATTCAAAGTCTTCATCATCATACTCATCCTCCTCCTCCTCCTCATCATCGTCATCATAATCATAATTTGGGAAAAGATTGTCCCAATCATCGTAATCAATCTCTTCCTGCTCCGTTTCCTTTTCCAACAAAGGAAACTGAAAGCGAAGACGAGTCCAGCGTTGATGATGTTTCTTTCTATTTCGATCCGATCGTAGTTTTCGATCCTTCTTCCCTTTTCTTCGAGGTGTTGGATCCTCAATATCAAGATTCTCCTCGGATGGAAGCATCCATCTTACTTGTGTACTCGACGGTCGTTCCAGTTGTTTGACAGGTGTATTCTCTTCCAACAAATAGTTATGGGTGAGTTCTGAAATGGAGAGACCTCCTTTTAGTTTTTCTGCATACGATTTAGACTGAGAAATATAATACGCCTCTCCATCTTTAAATATCCATCGCTGTTTATAGTCTGTGTAAGACATGAAGGAACCCTTCTGTATATCTTACTATAAATGTTTAAATATATCAATTTTTATATTATAAAAATTGATATATATGTAAATATATATAATTATATGTATTTTCAAAATGATTGTTGTACAATATACATGCCTATCATTAATAGCCATTTTAGTGGCAGGATTTGTGATTACTTATGGAAAAGAACTAATTCATAATCCCGCTCCTTCTTGGGATCATATGTTTGATAAATATATTCTATCCTTATGGACCCTTTCCACATCCTTTGGACATTTAATCTCCGTGATTGCCATTATTGGAATTTTATTTGCCTTTTATAAAGGAATTGTAACAATGTATGCAGATGGTACAACCACTATAAAGAAGATTGAAGAAGCATTAACTCCTCGATTACCAGAAATGAAAATTATCTATGAATCGGAAGCATCCAAACACGCTCCTCCTCCGATTGTAGAACCAATTCAGTTACGCCCTGTTGTACAAGAGACAGTTCCACGCCTTTCCGTAGAAGATATTAAACAAATAATTCGTGAACAATTAAATGACGCTCAACGAGATGATGTCAGTGTTGAATTTATAGAACCGGTTCGTCCTCGAACCCGTGCACGTGCACGATCAAGATATTAATAGGGTGGATACTTTCCATACATTTCTCGATAATGTAATCGAAGGGGGTGTGCACACCAACGTCGATATTGACATCGCTCCTTCCATCGTTTTTGTAATTGAACTAACTTGGGTGTAAGATCTTTCATCGGAGAAGGATACATGCGAACAATTTGAAACTTGTTCAAATCATGAATGTTTAATGCAGATAATCCTTGTGCATACACAACATAGTGATCAATACACTGTTTATACAAGAAATAGGTTGGAGTTATAGACCTAATATTTTGTATCATCGTGTTTGTATCCCTTTGATTTAATAATATAGATTCGATTTCCTTTTTTTACTGATAATTTAATTTTAAATCGCATTGGAATATCCTCTGTTTTTTCATATATAATGAGTGATCTTCCTCCATAGGCTTCTGCAAATTTAACAGTTCGATCAATTTCCTTCATACATTTATATAAATTATCAACTAAATTATATACATTTGCATGACGATCATCCATGGATCCATGCGAAACAGCCCCATCTAATCGGGCATTTTTACATCGCTCTACCCGTTGGATCGCTTGCTGAACCTTTTTTTCTCGAATAAGAGATGATATATCTCTTGCTAAATCGGAGAATTTCTCTCCACATATATCTTTGTCATGGTAGCTCATCCTATACTTATAGATAGAAAAAGATTTCCAAAGGAAATCTTTTTCTATCTATAATTGGGATCTCGCTTCATCCTATACTTATAGATAGAGAAAAATTGATTAAAATTTATTATAATAAACTGTAATCAATAAATATGACCTCCTATCTAGATCTATTATTTACAAAAAAAGATTCAATATGGAATGAATATATTAAACTTGGATCTATTATAGATATATTGCAAACATATAATCATCCAGACGTACCATTATTAATTCCACGATTAATATATTTAAAAGATTCTAAATTGCAACAATGGTATTTTCTATATCATAAAATAGATATTCTTACATCACGTCCTTATCACTATATGAAATATATGTTTCTAACGCATGAAATTAATGATATATGGTCTTAATCCGTATATTTAAGGGATCGAAGTCGTTGATAACGAGGAACATAATAGAAACTACCGGATCCACTACCGGATCCACTACCGGATCCACTGCTGGAACCACTGCTGGAACCACTGCTGGAACCACTGCTGGAACCACTGCTGGAACCACTGCTGGAACCACTGCTGGAACCCGTGGAAGATCCTCCTGTAGAGGTGGAGCTCGGAGATGAGGAAGTGGGAGGAGGAGCAATCATTAGGGATGTATTTATATAGGTCACTGGGTGTGCAATCACGCTGGCAAAAAGACCAAGAAGAAGAAGGATGCGCATACTGTTCTAATCGGGTGTATAAAATTGATATAATGATTTTTTCTTCCTAATATAATAAACATGGCGAAACGATGTAAGTGTGGATGTGAGGATATTCTAGTAGAAGGACTCTGTGTGGACTGTTTCTGGGAAGAAGAAGCCTATAGAAAGAAAGGACACCGAGTAGATCCGTACTGGATCTTTCCACGTCGCTATTCAGCCTTGATTCAAATTGAAAATAAAACTCCTGAAGAAGCATGGAAACAAACTATGCAAGGATGGATTCAATACCATATCGGAATTCATCTTGGAATGAGCCATCATGATGCATTACACTTTCAAACATCCGCATAATTGAATCCGATTACAGCATTTCTTACGATTCATATCGATTTCAATCTGAAACTTAGTATCAATGTTTAAATATTCATTACGTATTTCAATAATTTTTTTTACAAGAGCACGTTGTTGTTCTTTCAAGGTATTGATTCGAACTGTTTGAGCCGTTGTTTGCGGCTGAATTTCCTCTGCTTCCGTCAACATGTTCATTAAATCTTTGAACTGATCTACCATCACCATTTCTTTTGTCTGTACCTCTTTCACCGTTGAAAAGACGTTTGTTCCACACAAGATGGGATAGGAATAACGAATATGTTCTGGCAAAATAAATGGATTCGTCTCTTTGATCTCGCAGATTTCTTTTTCTGTATTTTTAATTAAAGATTCCATTTCTTCACGAGTCGAACTCATAAAAATATTTTTTCCCGATGAAAACACTAAACTGTATTCCAATTTATCAAACTTATAGGCTGTAGTACGATGTGCCTCCGCTCGTGCATCCAACTTTAAATAATTAACTAAGGCTAATAAAAAAGCAATAAAGGCATTCAAGCCACTTACCAATACGGTTCCATACGCTTCCTCTTTGAGCGTTAAATTGAGAACACTTCCCAAAACCGTAAAAAAGATCGAAGGAAGCATTAAATAGTGTAATTTTTGTTCACAATGCGTTTTTGCTTCTGCATATAGCAGTTTTTGCCCTTTCAAATAAATACCAATAATACTACAGATCATACTATTATTTGAATTAGAGGAACTATAGGCAGTATTTAACATTTCATCCACTTCTTTATAGGTCATAATTTCACCGGATGCTACAGGAATAGCACTATAGGAGGCTGATTGAACCTCTCCGGTTGCATCAATTGGACTAATTCGTGCGTTCAGATCGGTGGGACCGGTGGGACCCGTTGCACTCATATCTAGTCTATAAGTAGAAATGCAATCTACCATACGCAGTGCAATGTCCTTTGTTCCCCTGGATCAAGGAGCTAACTTGGCTCCGAGGGAGCGATTAATTCCTTCTGCAGCAGCAGCAGCAGCAACAACATCCATTCTTGGAAAAGGACACCGTGCGGAACAACCATCTGAAAAACTTGCAGCGCTTGCAAAGAAACGAGGGATTTGATAGAATGCACTGTTGGTCGCTCCTCACATTATTGATTCATAGTGTATGTGGAATACAGTATCAATCGTACAATGGAGTGATCGATTCAAGTATATGCGTAGATCCGTATGATATAAATAGTATAAATACCATGCCTCCCGTTAGTACCATCGATTTTACGGCTCCTGTACCCACCAGCCCTGGAAATATTGGCATTCGCCACATTGCATTTGCCTGGTACGATTATACCTATGATCAACCGGTTGTCACCTTGAATGGTGTGAGTATGAGCACCTATGCAAATTGTTGCACTGCCACAGGATGTGATGCCCCGTTATATTATACTCCTTGGTATGAAGCGGAATGCAGTATGACCTGGTGTGGAACTCAGAATCAATGGCAATTTATTGATTTTACAGGAACCACCATGCATAGTGTTGGTGTAGCACCAGGATCACCTCTTACCGTTAGTTTTACAAATCCATTAAAGATCCTTCAAAACAATAGTTTACCTGTTTTTGCTGTGAGTTATGATATGGTTCTTGCACCAAGTTCCTCTCCAACAGGCAGCCGCAGTCCCACCGTCTCCACAAGTGCCTTTATAACACCTTCTGTGTCTATAACACCCTCTCCTACATTGTCTCATACACCATCCTCCTCCTTGACTCCCTCTGACACGCGTTCCTCGTCTTTTACTGCCTCTATAACATCCTCCACCTCAGTCACATCCTCTGGAACTGTTTCTATGTCATTAACACCCTCTGAGACACCTTCATCATCTCGTACCACGTCTGAAACACCCTCCTCCTCGCTGACACGATCGATCAGTCGTAGTCCCTCCTCTTCACGTTCCCTTACGCCTAGTTCAACAGCAAGTCCCAGCGGTATCTGCTATTCTGTCTCAACCATTTATGGAAGAATAATTAGTTTATCAGATGGATGGATTATTGTACATACCGGCATTAATGTGACACAAGCCTATGGAGGCGGGTATATTTCTATGGGAAGTTTTGCGGGATGTAGTCTAGTAGGATCCAACTGTCGCTGTTCCTATACACAAGGGTCCACCGTTGCAGGGTGTTCAGGAAGACGCAATTCCTATATTACCTATTCCTATGGTGCTACAAACAGTATTACCTATACAAATGAAAGCCCCACCTGTTCCTATAATTTTGCGGGCACCTTTGGTATTCCCTCTTCTACTCCTACCATATCACCTTCCTCCAGTCGATCGTCCTCAGAAAGTCGTTCTGTAAGCAAAAGTATGAGTGAAAGCGCATCCATATCTCTAACGGTAAGTCCCTCTAGCAGTATCACATCTTCTAGTAGTGTGACACCGTCTGTAAGTGTAACATCCTCTATAAGTGTTACTCCGTCTAGCAGTGCAACTCCATCTAGCAGTATGACACCCTCTACAAGTGCAACTCCTTCTGTGAGTATTACACCTTCTACAAGTGTTACATCCTCTAGCAGTATGACACCCTCTACAAGTGCAACTCCGTCTAGCAGTGTATCACCCTCTAGCAGTGTGACTCCTTCCGTCTCTGTCACATCCTCTCTTACTCCTTCCATGTCTCTTACATTGTCCATGTCTCATACAGTTTCTGGCTCTGAATCGTTTTCCCCCAGTATTTATCCCAGTTGGAATGAAACTGCTACCAGCACTCCCCTATACTACATTACCTACTATGCATCTTCCTCCCCTACGGATCGTGGAACGGTCACTCCTAGTCCCTTATACATGATTATTCCGTATCCTTCCAATGGATCGTCTTCTGCCTCCAACACTCCTTTATTTATGATGATTCGGTATCCTTCTATGACTCCTATTGTGAATTATACCTATTATAGTTTACCTGATTCTTCTGGAACTATTTTAGCAGGAGTTGGGGTTGCCTTGTTAGGACTTACAGTTGTAGGGGTTGCTGTGTTTCAATTTATGAAACCAAAGCCTCCGCCACAACTTCGCAGACAGCAAATTTCAAACGAAGAGAAAACACACATTGTTATCTCTACTTCTGATTTTGAAGAAGTTGCACACTTATTAAATATGCATCAAAAAGACTTTTCAGTCCAATCCTAATCCCTTGGATCGATGCTTTTTACAATATTTATAGGGTTCTTTTGGTGCAGCAGACTTTACAACTGCTGTCCATTCTGGATGCGTGGCATATTTATGATTTGTTATTTCTGATTCGGTTCGATTATTGCACGGTCGTCCCGTCGAATAAACATGGATACATTTATAGGCAAACATTCCATTCGCTAAGACTTTTTTATTGGCACGCCATGCGGCAGAGGCTGCATCAAAATCAATGGGTTCCATCTTATGAAGATCTATTCTTGCGTGTTTTATGTGCTATAGATCGTTTTTTGACGGTTCGTCGTGTCACAGGAGCTGTCCCATCGCAACTCTTTCGTCTTGTTTTTGCAAGCTCCTCCTTTGTTTTTGTATCAATAATATGTCGTCTACGATTAAATTTCACTTGTCCTAATTCCCATAAAAGAGGATCTTCTGCTTTAGGATGTGTTCGAAACTCTTCATACGGACCCTTATAATAACTCCAGGTAGGAATTGTTTTATATTTCTTTGTATGTCGATCATAGAATTTGGCAGTATGAACTGTTTTTAAATCTTCTACTGCTGAGTCTTTGTATTGCTGAATCATAGCATGTTTTTCCTCTTCTGACATAGAATCCCATTTTGGATTCACAGTAATAGATTTTAATAAGGTGTAAAGATATGCAATATCTTCTCTTGTAAGAATCATTTCGGTAGGAAGTGTTTGTAACATTCGTAACACTGCCACCATACGGGCATAATCCTGTCGTGCCTTATAAAATCGTATATCTTCTAAGACTCCTCGATTCACTAATGCATTCACAGAAAGTAAACATAACACACTTATATTTGGTAATTGGTAAATAGTATTTTTTATCTGAAATCGTTGAATCGCTTCTGTTTGAGATCCATGTAGACAGGCAATTCGCTGTTTATTTGCAATATGAGATAATACCGATTTTGTATCAATTAATGGATACCATGGATTGGATTGAATGTCCAATTGTTCTACAGCAGGTTCTTTTTCTTCTTTTGTAAATAATAAATCTAAGATATGATCTGTTGAACAATACGTTTCAGTCGGTGTTATAATTTGTAAACACATACTAATTTGAAAAGCTAGACTTATGGGTGGTTCACTTGCAGATTTATAAAATAAAACGGATGTTACTAAGAATCGATCTTGTACATATTCGTAATCATAGTCAAACGATCCTTTTCGTTCTATTGCAGGAGAGGGTTTTATAAATTGCACAGTATGCGGAACTCCATTAACGGTGTGTTTATGCACTTTATTGAATACAGAGCGATATGTTTTGAATAATCCTTCACAAAAATCAATCATAGTTGAAAATATATGTGAGATTGGTAGTGACTTTATATCCGTCGAATATACATTAATGTCATAATCATGGCTTTTGGGTGCGATATCTTCTAACATAGGAAGTGTCGGTAGTTGATGTTGAAGATAGCGTGCTAATCCACGATAGGCTGCTCCTCCTGATAAAAAATAGGTGTATACCGTTTCATCTTTTATTGATTTTTTTGTGGAATATGTTTTTGCATTTGTACACTCAACTAAATAAGGTACAATGGTTTCATCGGATGTGATTCGTTGTAATAAATCAGATACATCTTCATCTAATGATTCTGTAATCGGTGTAAATATATCTTTCCAAACATAGACCTCACGACTAAATCCAAGAGGAAGAATCTCTGTATCAGATGCGTTATTGCTCACCAGTTTATCGGATGTATGAAGAAGAGGTGGGGATTCGTGTTCAAATGGAAGGGGTTGATTTATAGCACATCGTGTCGTTTTCTTGGGTTCTACCACTTTTTCAATTCGAACAGGCAGTTCACAAAGATCCGTTGGAACATTCGACATCATGGTCAACCGTTCCAAGACCTTATTCTTCCAGGCATTCCATTCCACAGGATCTTTGTTGGTTGGTCGTGTTTTCAACAAGTTTCGAAATCCTCGTTTATACGCATCATCCAACGGATTTTTATTTGTTTTCTTCAAGGAGTCTAAAAACGCATTAATTGCAGCTAAACTAGGAAAATACTTTTTGCTATTGATATGGCAGTGTGTATCCTTGTAACGTTCATAATACTCTTTCCCTGACATTGTTGTCGGGAGAACCTGCTCCATCCTTATTATAGGATGTGATTAAAAAACAAAGAGTTAATCCTCTTTATGATTCACAGTCAATACATTTGAAGATTGATCTGCATCCGCATCCTCTTCTCCATACAGTTCCACTTCCAATGCATCCACGCGCTCTCGCAATGTAAGAATATGATCTTCTAGATCTGATTGAATTATTTCTACATGAGATGTAAATACAATATATTGAATAATAATAAGTCCAATGGCAATCAGTATAAAGATTACATTTATAATAAGGGAATAGTTTGGTTCAGACTCCATTTGAATGGCTGGCATTTTCTAATTGTATTATAAAATACTAGCATATATCAATTTTAATAGGAGCACCAACAAGAGGCTTTGACCGGTCTGTGATCCCACTCTTCCTTCATCAATGCTTTGAATCGTAAAAACTCCATATCGGAATCTGGTTCATACTGTTTTCGATTTCCATCCACATCAATGTAATCAAAATAATCATAATGTGATGTATCCTCTTTTTCATACATATAACACTGAATGGTAATGCAGGTATCCTTATGGGTATTGGTTAATTGATGGGTTTGATTCAAGGTGGGACTGATCCAGGTAATCTCATCCTGTTTAAAATCAGCAGTTGCAAAAGGTTCCAACACATCCTTCGATAGAAAGGGAAAGAGTTTCACATGGATCTGACCATGTAAGACGCGTATAATGGCAGAGGCTCCTGCATGGTTATGAACAGGAGAAAAATGGTTCGGTGGCCAAATCTCCATCACATAGGGTATTCCAGGAGATTCTCCGTTATTCTCTCCTAACGTAATGCGTAAATATGTCTCTAACGGATTTGGTTTGCCAAACTCCCCTGCTTTCTTTTGTAACGTTTTATAACACCATAGACCAGGAGTTGCAATGCTATACTCAATCGCCTTTGAAAAATCAGGAAAGTCTTTCGTGTTTAATGCAAAACTCTTCCATCCAATACAATCGTACAAGGTTTCTGCCACCGGTGAAAGATGAGATTTGGGAAGAACCTTATTTGTTGCAATATCATGCATCGTCAGTTCATGACTTCGTTTCACTTTGAGAGGTACATTTCGTGTGATGGGATCTCGTAATAACCGCAAGGGAGTTAATGATTCACTTGCTTTAATGGTGACGAGTTCTTCCAAAAATGCTTTATCCTTTAAATTATATTGATATAACTGAGTTTCAATACGGGCTTCGCCAATTCCACCTCGCAACATTTCATTCTGTGCATCCAAACTAAACCAATAGGTCGCTCCTGAGGCAGAACTGATTCCTTTTTTATTGTGTGGATCGCTCAAATGGGTATTCTCGGGAAGTTGATAAATAGCAATGCCAACATTTGTAAATAAAACCTGGAGTCCTTTCGTTTGATCTTTATTATAAAGATAAAACGAGCAGGAGGATGGTGCATCAAAGAGGAAGACTCCCTGCCCTGCAATCAACAAGGGAATAGTCGAATGTTTACAGCAGATAGAGCGTGGGATATTCATGGTTCTATTATTAAAATTGATTGATTTCTTTACACCAACGCATCCATCAAACATGCTTCCATCAAAAAGTACCTGTACACTTACCTTTGGCGATAGTGCTGAAAACCATGTTGGTATGGAAAAATTAGGGGATCGTGTTGCGGCGGGGGAAGGATTTACCTTTGCTGATCTGGAATTAATTCAATCTTCATTGAAAGATGTAACAACCGAATTACACTCCTTACATACTGTGAGTAGTTTACCAGAATCTGTTCCACCTGCCTATATATTAATTATTCGAAACGGAGTGGATCACCTTCTTGGAAAAGGAAGTGCATTAAAATTATTTGAAGAACAAACTGGTTTAGAAATGGATAAAAAAGCCTTTATGTATGGACGCGTGGTGAATAAAAAAGCCCGTTGGAATTTGTGCTTTGATGATGTAGGACATGCACCAGATTATGAACATGGAAAAGGACGTGTTGTTGCATACGACGACGTCCCTTCTTTGAAAGCATTGGTCTCTCTTCTTCCCACTGTGTTTGGAAAGAAGGCAGAACACTTAAAAACTGAAGCAAATTATTATTACGATGTTACAAAATGCGGCATTGGGTGGCACGGTGATACTGAACGTCGCAAAGTGATTGCAGTTCGTCTTGGTGCAGCTATGCCGCTCTGTTATCAGTGGTATCATCGTCATGCACCTGTTGGACCACGCATTGATCTTTCAGTCGGTCATGGTGATATTTACATCATGAGTGAAAAAGCGGTTGGATGTGATTGGAAATCCTCTTCCATCTATACGCTTCGCCATGCCGCAGGATGTGAAAGTTTTACAAAGATTACATAGGTGAACTATAGCCCTTGTTTCGCAATGCATGCTCGTTTATATGCCATATACGCTGCTGCAGTTGTAAACTTCGGTTTAAATGCAGCAGTTGTACCCACTGTATACGCTGTTGTAATATTGCAATAAATAGCATTCGCGTTTTTCGCATCGATACGTTGCCCTTCGGATATAGCGACGGGAGGGATGATGCAGCGGGGAGTTGTCATTCTAATAATAGCAAGAAATAATCCCTTCGGGATTATTTCTTGCTATTATTAGAATCTTAGTTTATTCTTTGAGTCGCAAAGCGACTCAAAGAATAAACGCCATTCTAAAGTTAGAAAAGATTCTTTATTTCAACACCTCCAACACTCTGAAATAAAGCAGTTGTTTGTTGGTAGGAAAAAAACAGACAGACATCGGTTCCCCATCTTCCTCAATCTCACTCATACGATCGGTGGATTCTTGTTTTACCCGTTTATAAATTTCAATCTTGTAATAATGTTCTTCCAAGGTCTTGTAATGAATGCGTGTAAAGGTCGACATGTGTTCTTCTTTGTATGGCGTCGTTTCACGGATTTTTACATATAATTCCATTGTTTGGGGAAGCCATTCAGAGCGTCGGTACGGACGTTCCCACTCAGGTAAGGCATCATCTTCAGGGTACGGAGGTGCATGATCTTCAATATAATAATATCCATCAAAGGAAATTACCCCTTCTGTTCCATCGCAGGTGTATTGCGTCGATGTTTCATTTACCACATAGGGAGTTCGTTGATCAGGATCTTGTGATCGAAAATGAAGTTCCGTGGTGATACTCATTCTATAAAGTTGAAAAAGGACTATGAGTTTAAATCGAAGTTTAATGATTCCTATTAAATATATTTGAATTATTCGGAATAATAATATGTTTTACGGATGATCGTCGGTTATTCAGTATATTCTTTCGAGTGTTGCGCTTGGACGATTTCTTTTTATTTTCTGAAGGAGGTAGTTTTTTAACCGCAACTCCCTGAATTTGACATTCTAAATAATCCCACATAGAGGTAAATGTTGACATATTAAATTCTGCTTGATAAATGTGAGTTACATCCGATCCAAACTCAGCAACAGCTTTTTTCCGTATATCTTTCTTTGCATTATCGATACAATCATCTACTTTTTTACGAATAAGTCCATCAGATCCCCCAAAAAATGACATGAAACTATCTCCCAATTGACGAAGAAAACTAATACGTTCTCGATCATATCCAATAACGGTACCCAATTCTTCATATTTTTCATTTTCTGGAATGGACGTTAATCGGGCAGTAAGAATCGGGATTGGCATATTCTATTATAGAGCGAACATTTATGTAAAAAAGACTGAAATTTAAATATCCTTTAGCCACATATTCACATACCGATTTGTATCGAATGTATGAATCTCAGAAATAGGTACATATCGAATATCAATAATATGTTCTGCATGATTGGGAGGGGCTAAGACTGTATGTACAGCAGTTCCATGAAAGAAACAATGCAAATCTTTTCCAAAGGTATATATAATTGTATCAATCGTATAATCTAGATCATAGGATAAACGCGTTTCTTCTTGCACTTCTCGGATCATGGTGTGTAGAAAGGATAAATCATGTGGTTCCACTCGTCCCTTGGGAAACGACCATTTATTGGATCGATCATCCTTCACCAGTAAGACTGCGGTATACGTCGGATTCCAAAGGATTAATCCTGCACCGGTATGAAGACTCATATCCGTAAAAGGATACTCTGCAGCATTATGAGGTATCATTGTATATATATTTGTATAAAAATAGATATAGAATGGATCAATTTTTTAAGTCACCACACACCTATTGATACCTGATTTTATAAATTGATATATTTAATAAAATTGAACAATTCTGCCTATGCAAATCCATATGTAACATTACAATGGAACTAATTCGATCAACCCTTCCTACACTTTCCTTGAAAGAGTGGGATGAATTGGAATTGGAGATTCAAACCTTGAAAAAATATCTACCAGAGTACAATACGTATTTGGAGAAGAAACGATTATTGAAGATGAATGCTGATGGTGAACGAAGATTGATTGCCGATGCTGCCAAAGATCCTATGAACCAGATGGCACGCCTCTTACATGCTGGTCATGTCCATTTTGTAGGAGCGGATGATGAACCACTCACATACAAACAATTTGTAGAGGAGAAGGAACGTCAATTACGTCTTATAGCATTGCGTCCTGAACGATACATCAAAGCAATTGAACATATTCGAAGTGAGATTGCAAAACAGCGTGAATCTGCAGTAAAAGAAGATGTAAATGCCGAATCTTTTGTAAGAACCGTGATTCCTGAAAAAATAACGGTGAAAGTACTGGTTGAACTGGTCAAAGAAAAAGGATTGAAAGGATATTCTGGAAAGAAAGCGGAGGAACTCCGTGCAATGATTGCAACAGAGGATGATCGTCAAATTCAAGTGTATAAAAATAATGCCATGTACAAACGTCGTAGTGCGGATGAAACCGAACAACAATTGGAATTGATGATTCACTATCATTCAATGTCTGCAGAAGATCTTACAAAGGAAGAAGAGCGTATTCGAATTGCAAAAGCTGCAGAACAAACACGAATTAATGAATTGAAACTCTTTGTTGCTACAATGAAACGGGAAAAGAAACCTGTTTCTGAAATAAATGAGTTGATTGAGTCTGGAAATAAAAAAACACTTCTCTTTGAAAAGGAATACAAACCGATTGAATATTTTGTGCGGGATGCACGAAAATATCAAGCGGATGGATCCTTTCCTGCTCTTGCATCAGCGTGTTCCACTGTAGGAGGGGTGTTTCTGTTTTAATATTTTTAAAATTGATATAAACTCTTAGACGTTATAATACCTCTAACAAGATGGAAGTCACTCTATCCGCAGCAGATCGCGGTCGGTCGCTAGAAGAACTCATTCATAAAGCGTCTTTATTAATTCCAGGATTGACACGATCGTTGCGAGAATTAGAGATTCGAACTCATTTTGCAGATCCATCTTTAAATGGAGTGGATCACTGGATTCAGGTGGGCACATCTCACATTTTGATTCAAGATAAATGGAAAGAATCGATGAGTCAACCAGAGGTTGCACAGTTTCTAACTTGTGCGGATCGTATTCGTGCACGCCTTCCCCCTGAAGAACCTATTTACTTGATCTGGGCGTCCAAATATGAACCCACCTCCAACTCAGGTAAAATACTCGATGAACATTTAGCAGTGAAAGTTTGCTGCAGCATCAATATTGAATCGTTGGCACGATGCGTTCTTCTTCAAATCTGTGAATCGTTAGAGGTGGATTGTGTAGAATCTCTTCGCGCCATACCAAGTTCCAAGAAAGCAGTTGCGATGGGAGCCTCACGGCGTGAACCAATTGCTGCCGCGGCACCAGTTATCACCTACGATGACAGTGAAGAAGGAAAAGCTGAACTTATGGATATGAAACGAATGATTGAAACCATCCACAACACGATGCGACGGGTCTATACTGCAATTTCCTATGATGGAAATGCAGATTTACACTCCTTGTGGAATGCTACTGCCCCTAAAACTGTGGAAGAATGGATAAATGGTAAACATAGCAAAGTTGATTATACTGCCTTTCTGAAATCTGTGAAAGCTATTTGTTGCCCAACCTCTAAAAAATTATTGCAATCTCGTTCGCTCTTTCTTTATGTAAAATTACGAAAGTTGAGTGTGGAACTTTCCACCCTTTGTGGACCGTATGAATCCAAGCGAAAATCTCTTCTTAGTAAAAAATCAATCTGGGGAAAAACTCTTGCAACGTTCAAAGCCGTGGCAGAACCAATTACGGAAGCTGAATTTAAGAGTTCAGCTGCGCATTGCGAGGATTATTGGGAAAATCGTATGAATCGTGTAACAGGGAAGATTGAAAAAGTTCCGGCGAATCATATTGAACATGCGTTTTGGACGCAGCAATGTGTGGTTTAGACGTGTATAAAATTGATATCTTTTTCAACCTCTAACATAGATATAATAACAAAATGAGTCTTTTACCATCACTTGAGTTTATTGCTATGCATGCTGCAAACCAACCTGCTGCAAAAGCCGCGCGTGCTCAAGCAGCTGCAGCTTTTGCACTAAATGATCAGCGACATAAGGCAATTGCAGATGCTCAGAAACAAGTACATAATGCAGAATTATATCATGCAAAATTAGAATCCGAATCGAAATGTTTAATTGGATTAGTTGAATTTACAGGTCTCCCAACTGAATCTATACAAGCAGTCATTTTATATCTTGATCCGCGACAAGGAACATTATGCTCCGCTGATACAAAATTACTTGCACTTCAAACAATTAATAAATATGGCTCTATGAACAGTATTCGTTATGAAGATGCTCTTATTGTTTTAGAAACGCAAATTAAAAAACTTCAACAACAATATTCTATATCTCGACCTGAAATAACATCAATCATTGAAGCAAAAAAGAAAGAAGCTGGTATTCTTGCTGGATCAATCTTTGATAAAAAAGCTGCTGCTGAAAAAGCGGAAAAAGATGCAAAAGATGCGGAACTCCGTGCAAAAACACAGCGTGAAGCAGAAGAAAAATGCAAAATAGAAGCAGAAGCAAATAAGTTACGAGTATTAGAAGGATTAAAAGCAAAAAATAAGAAACATAATTTTACAGAATGTGGAGCCGCATATGCTATATGGTCATTTAACCCATCGCCATTTGATGCAGTTATTTCACTTGGAATTTTAATTCCTTCATTTACTCCAATTACACACTATGCTAGTCCTATGTGTTTCATAATTCCTGAAACATGGAATACAGATTTTGAAAAAGGTCTCATTCCATTTCTTCCTTCTTGCCCCTTTTGTAAAAAACAAACAATTGCAAACGGTACACCAAATGGAAATATAACATATGTTAGCTGCCATGATCATTATAAATGGGATCCTGTTACAAATAAGCATTATAAATACATTATAAATCCACCACGCCCTGCGACTGGTGGACCCTATCTCACATATTATCCTGAAGGAAGATATGTCGTATGGGATCCAGCGGATCCAGATGGAACTCTTGCAAAAAAAGCTGCAACTGAAAAAGAGATTGCTGAAATTGAAAAAGCAATCACAGAACTACAAAGTAAGCTTTTAACGCTAAAATCACTTTAATTTATTAGTTATATCTATGTTAGATATACTAAATATTCAATTTTTATTACAAAAATTGATAATATTTACCACCTCCAACATAGATATAAATACAATGTCATCTAATTCATCCTCTTCCTCGAGTGTAGAATCCTACCCACCCACTCTTGAAGATTTACGCAAATCCTTTCTAGTACTTCATCCTGAGTATGAGTTTGGAATCCTTGTTTACAAAACAGAGGGGGGTATGGAATTCAGATATCAGGTTCCAAAAGAACCAGTTGGAGGAACATCCATGTGTGATGATCCATGTTCTGATATATGTCATGCACAAGGTCGTCGATTTCAAGAATGGATTAATTATATTTATAACCAAACAAAATTAATGGCTACAGAAGCAAATGTAACTATTGCTCTTCCAAAAGAATCAGAATTGCTTCCACAACGATGGACAGGAGATATATTCCAACCTCCTCCAATTCAAAGACTTATTAGAGTCGAAGATGCATATTTCCAATTATGCCACAATCCAGAAGTTACTCCTGCCAAACGATTAGCACGAGAAGAAGCTCATAAAGCAAAAATACGTATGGAACGTAAGCGAAAGGAAGAACTCGCTAAAGCAAGTATTAAAGCAAGAAAACGACGTGAAATTGAAATTGCTGCAGAAAAGAAACGCCATGAAGAAGAACTTACAGCAGCAATAGAGTGGGCAATAAAAACTGTATGGAAATTTCGTATAGATGTATATACAAAAAAAGAAGAGATAGAACGGCTGATAAATGCATATCGTAGTGCAATGATACGTTCTAAAAAAATATCATCCCTTGCAGCAAAAGCTTCTTTAACAGAACAAGAAGCTGAAGCAGTCCTTGCTCATTTAGATCCATCTAGTAAGTTTAAAAAAGATACGCTTCTTGCTTTGAAGATTTTCAACAAGTTTTCTACCGAACATAAGATTCGCGTAGAAGATGCAATCACTGTCTTTCGTGAATATATCTCGTAAAAAAGATTATACTATTTTTTAGATTTTTTTGTATATGGTATAATTTACAAGGTTTTTCCAGACCCCCCAGGCATGTATATGGAGTGGCGTACAATGTAAAAATTACTCTGTTCCGCGAAGAAAGATTAGCCTATTCCAAATTAATTGTATACGCCATGAAAAATAATGTAAAAATTACTCTGTTCCAAACAAGTATGGGATTTGCCTATATCAATTCTTTTTTAGCATGTCTTGCCCGTCGACATCGCATTGTATTCATGTAAGTTTTTAGAACTGGAATTGCCGTTTCTTTTGTTGCATACTTTGTTTTAAGATCTTTTACAAAACTATCAAACTCTTCACGAGTCAACACATCTTTATTTAATTCAAGAAATGAATCTGGTGTATTTGCCATAATATTTTTGTAGAGAGATGCAGCTGTCCATTTTACAGTTGTTGATTTATCATCTTCCAGAATCGTAAGGGTAGTAGATATAGATTTTGGTAGTTCATCACCTCCTACATGTGTAAGAGTTGAAGATAAGGATTCTACTGATTCATTATCTAAAATTGTAAGAATTGATACAGTACGACCTGATCGTCTATATCGTAGTTTATAAAGAAATATTTTTAAAATTGGCAAAATCTCTTCTTCTGTTTTATATCGTTCTTGCAATAGTTTTACAAATGAATCAAATTCTTCCTTAGAAAGAATATCTTTATTAAATTCAAGAAATGAATCAGTTATATTTGAAAGTATTCCGTGATATAATTTTTTACTATTCCATTTTTCATATTCAATTTCATGGTCCTTACCTTCAGATGGTTTTAAAGGATTATCAAACATTGGGATTGCTATATATTCAGACATATCTGTAATATGTTTATTTATCTTATCACATTTTGCAAATATATCTTCCAGTAAGAAATCGCATTTCATATTATTGCAGCCACCACAACATGGTTTACAATTTTCCAGTGTATAGGACCGAATTGAATTATCTACACGATCAATTCCAACTCCTTTTCCAGAAGTATATCCGCATAAATAACATGGACTACGTGTCATAGTTTTAAATTCATCTAATGTAATATTAAATTCACGTTTTTGTTTTTCAATTTCGTTTTTATATCCAGTGTAAGAAATACTTACAGATCTTTCATAATAAGTTTTCCAAGTTTCATAAAATTCTTTGGGCGGTGTTGTCTTGGTGGCAATATATTTTGCTTTTTGGATAAAGAACACTGGATGATAAAATGCTTTCATTCGATTGCACATTTCGCAACAAGGAACACAATTTCCAACTATATAACCAATCGTATTATTTATACGATCTATACCATTAGCTTCACCTTCTTTTGCATAGTTACAATACTGACACGGCTTTTGAATGAGTTCCACAAATTGTTCAATCGTTAATTCAAATATTAAATCGCGTTTATGGGCTTTTGTATAATATTGTCTGAAATATGTTTCATAATGTTTTAAACTTTCGGCTTTGTAAGCTCGTTCGCGATCAGCGCGTTTTTCATCCTGTTTTCGCATTGTATCACGGCAATGAGTGCATCGTTTGCTCTCCTCTCCATGATTTGTAAGAAAGGCTTCGAAATCTTTTCCACATTTAACGCAGATACGCTTTGTGGTTGTACCAGTCGATTTAATACTTACTGATAATTTACTTCGTTCTTCTAATCGTTTGGTATCTTTTTCACGATTCTTTTTCAAACAATCTTCACAAGATTTAAATCCTTCTTTACAAAGGGTAAAACATCCGCGTTCAATATCGCAATATGTAATTCCCTTTTCTTTTTCTTCATCATAATATTTATCACGTTGATGTTTTTTACAGTATTTATTTTCTATAGGAGTTTTATCACAACGACTTCCTTTTTTCTTTCCTGTTCGAATTACCCCAAGGCATGTTTCTTCTTCCATAATGATTTATATACATAGTTTCAATAAATTAGTCTATCAATTTTAACCTTACAGAAACAATTTCTAATTGTTTTTATAAGTATTTTGCATTATTAGTTCAGTAAAAAAAGAATAATAATATACAAAACTCCGGATGTATCCAGAATATCGTATTTGCAGATATTAATTTGAGTATGCTAACCCTCCCATTCCCGACATGATCCTTAGCACGTTGTAGTTCACGGCATACACGCGGACCTGTGCACTGGTGGTGGCACTGACCGTGTTGTTGGTGAGGGTGATGAAGAGGGTGGCATTGTCAATACGGGAAAAGTTGCAGGTGCCGCTGGGCTGGTGCTCCTCAGGCTTGAGGGCAAAGGAATACACATTGATACCCACGGCAGGGATGTTGGTGTGGTGCTGGTAAGGCTGCACCAAGTTGAAGTAGCGACCCTCACGCTCGTAGAATCGATCGTGACCGTTGAGCTGGATCTTGGCAGTCACGATAGGGTTGTAACCAGCCATGCCTTCCACACGGGTGACGCTGTACCCAGACTCGAGGACGGCACGGTCCCACCAGTCAGAGTAGTTGAACGGCTGCTGACCCTTGAAAGGCTGGATGACGGCATCATCGCAGCTGACAAAGGAATCACGCTGGACCACCCACACGAGCTCCTTGCAAGGGTGGTTGAAGTTCAGCTTGATCTTGTTGGAGGAGCTGGTGACAGACTCCGCACCGGTGAACTGCAGCTGCTCGATCAGGTACTCGTGAGAGACCGTGGCGAAGCGTCGGCGCTCATCCGTGTCGAGGTAGATGTAGTCGACGTACAGAGAGGCAGAGACCAGACCAGAGGCGGCAACACGGTCACGGATCTGGTGGGTGGAGGCAGTGGCACCATCAGCATAGTCGAAGCACAGGTTGTTGAGTGCCTCGAATTCCAGGTTGATCTTCACCTCGTGGTACTGGAGGGCAATCAGGGGAAGAGCAAGACCAGGGTTGCGGCAGAACCAGAACTGCAGAGGAATGTACAGGGTGTACTCAGGGGCGCAAGAGGTAACCTCGTTGAGCGCGTTGGGCTCACCATAGCCGCAATCAGCATCGCAGTTCTCACCGCCCTGGACGATCAGGTTCACCAGCTGGGGAACGTTGCCAACCATGTCGGCATACCCAGCCTGCTTACCAGGCTCCTGGGTCAGCTCGTTCCAGATCTGGAGCCAATCACCATAGTGCTTGTCGATCTCCTGACCGCCAATCTCGAGGTTGACGTTGTTGATCAGGTTGTGACCGACCCAGTTGAGCCAGCGGAACTGGGCACCAGAACCGTCAGCGGCAGTGAGGAGAACCTGAGGCAGGGTGGCCTGGAGGTAGATGCGGTGGATCAGATCTCCGTTACGAGAGATAGTGCACTGCACCTTGCGACCGAAGTTGGCAGCACCGTTGAAGGTCTGCTCAATGGCTTCCATCGCGAAGTTGGTGTGGCGACGATAGACGACCTTGAAGACAAGGATCTACCCTCCCTTTCGGGATATTTAGTGGAGTCTGGAAACCATTCCAGAACAATATTTGAAAAATATTGCCGTCGCACTCCGAGGGGTTGGACTATAACTTAAGCCCTGTACTCTTCTACAGAACCCACTACCATTTAGTCTCTGAACTGCACGATGGCTGTATTTAAGTATTCTATTGCTTTTTCGTATTTCTCTTCATCCGATAATTTTTTGGATGTGAAATACTTTTTCTTTAATGTTGGATGATTAACTATACCATAACCTGTAGCTGCATATTCTCCGCATTTTGCTACCTTATTATATCTAACCATATGAAGTGGTAAATCGCAACCTCTAATTCGTCGAAGATCGCTCATTTTCTTTTTACAGGTTTCACTATATATATGAACTGAACCACCACTTAGGATATTATATCCATTTGGTTCAATTGAATCATATAGTTTAATGAATTCTGTTTCGTAATAATCTAGCAATTCGTCATTTATTTCAATCAAGATTTCCGATTTCATAGCATCTTTTCCATATTTTATGATTGCATTTCTTAGCCCAGTGCAACCACTTTTAGGAGTCATATGCTCTTTTAATCGTTTCTTAAATGAATTTTTTGTTTGCCCAATATACGATTTCCCACTTGGTGAATATATACGATATATTACACCCATCCTACACTAATTTTAGAATACCAATTATACAACTGAATCGCTTGGCTGCGGATTGCCCATTTTTAGAGTGCTCATCAACTCCTCAATTTTCTACATTATTACTCTACCTGAGTTAAGTTCTCAGCCGCAACAATCTTTCGATCATTGTTTAGTAGTAGAAGCTTTAGGGTGTTCCCGCAATTTGATAATGTCGCCGATCTTCTTTTCCACCAAGAATACCGACTAGCAACTGTGGCTGTCTCTCATCAGACAAACTGGAACCACGAACGGACTTGCCGGGATACTTATTCCATTTGTATCCCCCGATTGCTTTTCCACCCCCTTCAATATGTCGAGGTGATCTGTGGGTTACCCGTAAGATAGATGTCCTGTGCGCCATAGGCAACGAGCTGCATTAAACCACCGGAACCCATGTTTGTTTATACCTGGTGGAAAGAAAAAAAATTTTCCGAAACGTCAAAACTCCGGGGGGGTGGTAGAATATCCTCTGAACCTTTCTTCCTACACCCCCTAAACAAATCACACGGCTAAATAGAGTATCAGAGTCATGCTCTCTCTCGACCAACTTCTAGCTGGATCTGCTCCCACGAAACAAACTACAACACCCTCCGCCTCTGAATCATGCAAAACTCTGGAAGCCTATCATCAATCGGAACTAGAGAAAATCCGATTTCAAAAAGAGAATCTTCCTACCATGCAGAATCAATTAAGTACACTGCGTGGAACCCTTGTAGAAGAGGATAAACGATCTCCTTATTTGTTTAATCTTGATCTTCCCTCCATGAAACGACGTCAAGAAACAGAACAAGAAGTGGAAACTCTTCAAACAAAGATCAAAAAGATTGAATCAGGAGAAGAAGAAGCGGATTATTTTTTACGAGTCGGGGATATCTTATTTTCCTATGCAGATGCACGAGAGCGAATTGCCAAAGGAGAAAAAACAAAAGATCCTGTTAAAAAAGCACGTATTCCCATAAATAGTGTATTTGCCTATTTTGAAAAAGATGCACCTATAAGTACTATTTCTACACCTGTTATAACAAGTACATTACGTGTATCTGCAGCAAATGTTGTAACAGATATAGGGTTCCATCGTGATAAAGCATTAGAACAATATTTAACAGCATTAGACCCTTCCAACATTCAGCATGAATCTCTTGTTGCATCAACCTTAGAAGAACGGTATGGTGATTGCCCAGTATGTGAGACAGAAATGATGTTTTATCAGAATGAAGCCATTCTTAGTTGCCCCAGTTGCGGACATCAAGATTATATCTTAGTCGATAGTGAAAAACCCTCCTACAAAGATCCTCCTCGTGAAATGGCATATTGTGCTTATAAAAAGGTAAATCACTTGAATGAATGGTTAGCCCAGTTTCAAGCGAAAGAAACCACTGAAATATCCAATGCTGTACTTGATCAAATCCGTGCCGAACTAAAGAAAGAACGTATTACCGATATGAGTCGGTTGAAAGCCTCCAAACTGAAAGAAGTGATCCGTAAATTGAAATTAGTTCGATGTTATGATCATGTAGCCCATGTGTTAAACCGGTTGAATGGTATTTCCGCTCCTGCCCTTAGTCGTGAAGTGGAAGATAAATTGCGCTTCATGTTCAAAGAAATTCAATTCTCCTTTGTAAAACACTGCCCTCCTGGTCGTTCCAATTTCTTATCCTATTCCTTCGTACTGTACAAGTTTTGCCAGTTGTTAGAGTTAGATGAATATTTACCCTGTTTTCCACTCCTAAAAAGCCGTGAAAAACTGTATCTACAAGATAAGATCTGGTCAAAGATCTGTGCTGATATGAATTGGGAATACATTTCCACGATATAAGAAACTATATAATAAATATATCATAGATTTTAAAAAGTTTTTAAAAATATATCATATATATTTTTTAAAAAAAGCACTATTTAAAGATTCAGTACATTATTATTTTATAACCATGGATGAACGTTACAAAGCTGGAAAGATCTATAAACTTGTATGCACGGATGGACACTATTATATTGGTAGTACAATTAATACATTAAATTTTAGATTTAATAATCATAAACGAGCAGCTAAACTGGAAGATGCAACTCAACCTTCTTATCTATATATAAATACAATTGGATGGGAAAATGTTAAGATTGAACTTGTTGAGCACTATTCATGCAATTCAAAAAAAGAACTACTCAAGAAAGAAGATGATTATATTCAAAAAGCAAAGAAAGATCCACTATGTTTAAATTATAAACGTGCGCATATACCAATAGAAGAACATGCAGAATATATTAAAACATACTTAGTAAAAAACAAAGAAAAAATTGTTACATACAAAAAGAAGTATCGTAAAGAGAATGCAGAAGCTATTGCGGAATACAACAAATTATACGTGGAAGAACATGCTGAAGCAGTCAAAGAGGCTCGAAAAACTCATTATGAAGAGAATAAAGAAGCTACATTAGCTTCTAACCGTCTCTATGTTGAAACTCACAAAGAAGCTGTAAATGAATATAAGAAAAAATGGGCAAAAGAAAACTATGCAAAACTAGCTCCTGCTAAAAAAGCAGCACATGATGCAAAAACAGCTGCACGTGTTCTTCGTGATAAAACAAGTCTTACTTGTGAATGTGGTGGAACTTATATTCCTCCTCACAAAGAACGACATTTTAAAAGTAAAAAACATCTTGCTGCGACATTTTAAACATCTAAACACCCCTTACCAGGATAGAACCAATCATGGCAACCGTCCTTGCTTTTGATCTTGGGATTAAAAATCTTGCCTATGCTCTTGTTCATCAAGATCTAAGTGGAAATATCATTCGAGCCTGGAACAACATTGATTTAATGGCAGGAGGTGAATCTTCCGAAACATCCCGTCGGTGCAAAGGGTGTAACGGTATTGCTGCTTGGAAAAGCAGTGAAGGATTGTGGTGTCGTGGATGTGCCACCGGTGTTCGTCGTAAAAAAACGGCTGTGTGTCGCCCTGCTCACACCATCTTAGTCGGTGCTGAAAGTGGTACCTTACCCAAACTCCCTGCCTTACGCAAACTTTGTACCGGTTTAGAGAATCATAAAAAAGCAGCGCGTGATACCGTATTAGCTTGGTTAGGTGATCGCTTTATTCTGCCGTGGAAAGCTCCCAAAGCGCGCAATCCATCGATGACCGAAATTCGACGCGCCATCTCCTTATGGCTCAGTTCCATGCTTCCAACCTTTGCATCTGCCACTCTGATTCGTCTTGAGAATCAACCGGTACTAAAAGGTCCTACCATGAAATCGATTCAAATGATTCTGTTTACACTGTTGGGAGAACGCTTGGAACGGGAACATGCGTGGACCGGTCAGATTCAATTTGTTCATGCTGGTCGTAAGACGGCAAAACTGGAAGTGGAAGCGGTTCCTGACATGATTGAAGAAGCGGAAGAACGTACCTTGACCATTGAAGAAGAGGTCACACCGGTAGTGATTGATGAAGGGGCTGCCTACCGTGCCCGCAAGAAGGCAACCGAAGAAGAAGTGGAAAAAATGCTGACAGGTGCTGGGTATGAAACGTGGAAGACGTTTTATGACGGGCAACGAAAGAAAAACGATCTAGCAGATGCACTGCTCATGGCATGTGCACCGGTGATTCGGTTAGTGTCGAGCTAGATGGTTCCGCATGCAGATTTGGATAGAAACTGCTCTTGTTTTTTTAAAAATTATAACATCATGCTTACGGAGTCACAATTTCTTTACCAAGAGTTTTATCCGCACCTCTTTCACAAAGCATGTTTGCAATTCCATGACGTTTCTTATACTGTGCATACCAATAAGGAGTATTAGTATGCATGGTATGAACATTTATATCTGCTCCTTTATCGCAAAGAAGTCTTGCGATATCCGCATATCCTTCCCAACAAGCCACATGAAGAGGAGTCCATCCATGTTTATCAGGTTGATCAATCAAGTCTCGAATATCACTAAATGATTCTATGTGAGACATGGATTGTTCTTCACAGGCTCGATATAGAAGGGATCGACCATATTTATCAGTCATAGCAGCCATCTTAAATGACACAAGATTCTCTTTGACACATGCATGAAACAGTTTAGGAAAGCGTTCAATCTCATGATCCTCGACGACACCCTCTTTACAAAGAAAGCAAGCGATCTTAAATCGTATCTCAAAGGATGTATCTGTATAATATCGGTCTACTGCAGAAAGAAAGGATTCATCCCTGTAACATATCTTACATCCCTTTGGGCAGACGTTACACACCTGTGTGAGATATATCTTACATACTTGCGTAAAGGCTGCTGGAGGAAATCTTGCGCTGCATTTTCGCAGATATATCATGCGGGGTAAATCGAGTGTATGCAATGCGTACATGAATCGCGTACGCTTCTTTCCTGGAAATTCATACCGCGCAATTCCTTGCGTTGCCTGTTCATCCATTCGAAGAAACTTATATACATTCACAAATAGATCGGCTTCGGGTTCAAATCCAGCTGCTCCTACCAGAAAGATAACAAGAGATAGTATACCTATGTCCATATTGTCACACAATCTACTACAAAATAATATAAATGATTCAATTTTATTCTGAAAGAGCTATGCTCTTTTAGAATAAAATTCTTTCCAATTTTATTCTAAAAAAGCAACGCTCTTTTAGAATAAAATTCTTTCCAATTTTATTCTAAAAAAGCAACGCTCTTTTAGAATAAAATTCTTTCCAATTTTATTCT